CCTCACAATATTATCCCACGACGGGCAGGCCCTCAAGTTTCATCCAAGGGGGTCGGCAAAACGCCGGTGACGAACTCTGAAGAGGAGGGGGGAAGGAAGAAAGTGACCACCCCTGGCCGCTCCCGCAAGCGCGAGGGGGAAGATAGCGTTCATTTTATTGTACTTATGGCCCGGCGCGGATGCGTTTTGGGTTGCTTGGGCGGATGCCCGTTCCTCTGGTTGGATGACCGATGATGAAACTGAAGCTGGATGACAATGGCGCTGCGGCGGTGCTGGATGGCAAGCCGGTTTATGTGCATGACGATGGCCGCGAGGTGGCGTTCGATGCGCCGGGGACGGTGGCGGCGATTGCGCGGCTGAATGGCGAGGCGCGAACAAATCGTGAACGAGCGGAGGCGGCCGAGCAGCGGTTGAAGGCGGCGCTGGAGGCGCGGCCGGTGGTCGATCCGGTGGATGCCGGCGAGATCGAGCGGGCGCGGGCCGAGGTCGAGGCCAGGTATCAGCCGGTGGTGCAGGAGCGCGATGCCTTGCACGGCGAGCTGGTCAAGGCGCGGATCGGCGGGGCGTTCAGCGGGTCGCGCTATATTGCCGACAAATTGGCGATCCCGGCCGATCTGGTCGAGGCGCGGTTTGGCGGGCAGTTCCGCCTCGAGGATGGCCGGGTGGTCGCCTTCGACAGCGCGGGCAACCGCATTGCCAGCCCGGCCAATCCGGGTGAGCCGGCCAGCTTCGACGAGGCGCTGGCGATTATCGTCCAGGCTTATCCTTACCGCGATACCATTCTCAAGGGCACCGGGGCCAGTGGCTCGGGTGCGCATGGCGGGGGCGGGCGCGGCCAGGGGCGGCATGTGTCCCGCGCGCAGTTTCTGGCGTTGTCGCCGGCCGGGCAGGCGGCGGTCGCGCGCGATGCGGCAGCGGGCAAGGCCGTGATTACCGACTGAAATTTCACTCCATTCTTAGGACAACATCATTATGGCTAATACGCTGACCGGGCTGATCCCGACCCTGTATGAAGCGCTGGACGTGGTGTCGCGCGAAATGGTGGGGTTCATTCCTGCCGTGTCCCGCGATACGTCTGCGGCGCGGGCGGCGCTGGGCGAGACGATCCTGGTGCCGATCACCACCGGCCAGACCGCCGTGGACACCGTCCCTGGGATCACCGCGCCGAACGAAGGCGACCAGACGATCAACAATATCGCGATGACCATCGCCAAGTCGAAGCATGTGCCGATCCGCTGGGGCGGTGAGGAACAGCGCGGGATGGCCAATGCCGGCACCTATAATGGCGTGCTGCTGAACCAGTTTACCCAAGGGTTTCGCACGCTGACCAATCTGATCGAGATCGATCTGTTCAACGCGGCGATCACCAATGCCAGCCGCGCCTATGGTACGGCAGGGACGGCGCCGTTTGGCACGCCGGGCAATCTGTCGGACATCGCCATGGTGCGCAAGATCCTGTCGGACAACGGCGCATCGACCAGCGAGCTGCAATATGTGGGCAGCACCTCGGCCTTTGCCAATCTGCGCGGGCTGCAGAGCGTGTTGTTCAAGGTGAATGAGGCGGGCACTTCGGAGCTGTTGCGCAACGGCGTGCTGGGGCGGCTGGAAGGGTTCGATCTGCATGAATCGGCGGCGGTGACGCAGCAGACCAAAGGCACCGGCAGCGGCTATACCACGACCAGCGCGGGCTTTGCGGCGGGGACGACGCAGATCGCGCTGATTACGGGTACGGGGACGGTGAACCCTGGGGACGTTGTGACCTTTGCCGGCGATCCCAATCAGTATGTGGTGCAGGTGGGCCTTTCGGCGCCGGGCACGATTACCATCGGCGCGCCGGGGCTGGTGCAGGCGCTGCCGAGCTCGACCACGGCGATGACGGTGGGAGCGAACCGGACGCCGAACGTGGCCTTTGCGCGTTCGGCGATCCAGCTCATTACCCGCGCGCCGCAGATGCCGGTGGGGCCGGACGGGGTGGCGATGGATATGGCCGATGATGTGGTGCAGGTGACCGATCCGGTGTCGGGGATTACCTTCGACATCGCGGTGTACCGGCAGTTCATGCAGATGGTCTATCACGTCCGCGTGGCCTGGGGCGCGGCGGCGATCAAGCCGGAGCATACGGTGCTGTCGCTGGGGTAGGGCTGGTGCAGCTTCGGCTGGCGTTGCGATTGGGGCTAGGCCCCACCCCCAACCCCCTCCCCTGAAGGGGAGGGGGCTTTAAGACAGAGGCTTATGCCATGCTGACGGACGCTCAGATGACCGACGCGCGGCGCTTTGCCGGTTATGCGGCGGTGGGGACGACCATGGTGGTCGATGCCAATAGCGATACGGTGTTCGTGCAATATGGTACCGTCACCATGTCGCTGTACACGCGGCTGACCACATTGAGTGCGACGGAGGAAGCGGTGCTGACGGGCACCTATCTTGCCAATCTGAATGCGCTGGAGAGCGCGGTGCCTTTGGCGGGCGACAATCTGGATACTTCGGCGGCGGCGGTGTGGACGCATAATGCCCAGGAGGTGCGCGACCGGCTGGTGTTGCTGGCGCAGTGGTGCTTGCGGATGTGCGTGTTTCTGGGGGTGGCGCCGGGGCCGGGGTTGCAGGTTGGACCTGGGCTGGGTTCTGCCGTGGCTATGGTGCGGGGCTGATGAACGCGGAGATGCTCAATGCGCGGATTTATGCCGCGCGCGGCAGGGCGGCGGTGCGGATCGGCACGATGGCGCAGGTTTACCGGCCGGCGGATGCGTTGAATCCATTGGCCAATCTGGTGGCACTCGTGCCCGTGGCGTATAATGCGGTGGACCCCCGATATGCCGCGGCCAATGCCTATGGCAAGGTGGTGTGGTATGCCGATTTCGATGCGCGCCAGGCCGAGGTGGGCGATTATCTGGGCAGTGCCGGCGCGGCGCCTGCGTATCATTTCATTGCCGCCAAGCAATCGCTGCTGCCGGTGATCGCGGTGGCCTGTAACCGCTTTGTGCGCGTGGTGCGGCCGGCGCCACTGGCGGCGGGCGCGGCCGGGGCGACGGGTTATGGCGGGATCAGCGCGGCGAATATGGTCGATGTGCTGGGATCGACGGCGGCGACCAATTTCGGGCAGGACCCGGGTTGGCCTTGCGCGATGATCTTTGGGCGCGGGGCAGCGCATGTGAAAGACCCGCTGCCGGCGGGCGCGGGGCTGGCGGTGAGCTGGATGATCTACCTGCCGGTGTCGGTGCCGGTGGCGCTGCTGCCGGGGGACCGGGTGATCGACGATACCGGGCGCGTGCTGGTGATCGAGGGGGCGGAACTGACCCCGCTGGGGTATCGGCTGCAGGCCAGCGAGGCGCATGATTAGAGCAGCGTGCGCCAAATCTGCACCAGAGCCCGTTTTTGCTGAGCTTGTCGAAGCACTGTCCTTTTCTTCATGGGCCTCGCCTCGCCGCAAGAAGGAAGGACAGCCCTTCGACAAGCTCAGGGAAGACGGGTTTGGTTGACGATTCAGATTTACGGCACGCCGCTCTGAGCGACAGCAAGGAATCCAGATGGCTGATTTGAGTGACGCCGGCAATGGGCTGGTGACGCTGATCGCGGGGATGCTCTATCCCCAGGGGACCGGGGCAGCTTCGCTGACCGGAGACCGGGTGCTGGTTTACCAGGGGTCGCCCGATCCGGTGACTTTGGCGAGCGATTTGGCCGCAGGTACCATCCACGTCTCGGTGTTTCCGCAGCCTGGCGACACGGTGACTTCGATCTCGCTGGATGATGACGACTGGGAGGAAGTCAGCAATAGCGGCACCAGCGGGAGCGCGGTGCAGGAATTGCGCCGCCAGACGCGGCTGTTTCGGATCGGGGTGTGGGCGGGGGCTTATGCGCGGCGCGATGCCGTGGCGGCGGCGATCGATGCCGGGCTGGCGGCGGTATCGCGGCTGGCGCTGGTGGACGGGTCGGTCGCGGTGATGACCTATGACAGTTCGCTGCAGGACGATGACCAGCAGCAGGCGGGGATTTACCGGCGCGATCTGGTTTATGCGCTCAATTACGCGACGACGCGGGTGATGGCGCTGACGGCGATTGCGGCGACGGTGACCGATGTGACCGTTGAAGTGAACGGGGCGGATGTGGCCACGGTTTCGATTTTGTCCTGAATTTTGGCGGCGCTCAGAAGAAGAAGTGCCCACCCCCAGCCCCTCCCGCAAGCGGGAGGGGAGTTAGAAGATATTCAACAGGAGCGTATACATGACCGTTGTTCAGCTGGGGCAGGTCAATACGACCTCGCTCGTCGTTCCTGATGTCGTGGTCCAGATTGTCCCGCCCCAGCAGAATTACGTCAACGGGGTGGCGACCAATATTCTGGGGCTGGTGGGGACGGCGACCTGGGGGCCGGTGAATGCGCCGACGATCATTGGCGACGTCAATCAGTATGTGGCGACATTCGGCAATATTCAGCCGCGCAAATATGACATGGGGACGGCGGCCTGGGCGGCGATTTTGAATGGCGCGAGCAATTTGCGCTGCGTGCGGGTGACCGATGGCAGCGATACGGCGGCGGCGGCCACGATCGGCACGACCGGGATGACCATCGCCTCCAAATATACCGGGTCGCTGGGCAATGGTATTTCCGCCATGCTCGTCGCCGGCACCGTGAGTGGCAGTTGGCGGGTGACGATCACCCTGCCGGGGCTGGTGCCCGAGGTATTCGACAATATCGCCGCCGGATTGTCGGGCAATGCGGTGTGGCTGGCCATGGCGACGGCGATCAACAACGGTATTTCGGGATTGCGCGGGCCTTCGCAGATCGTGGTGGCGACGGCGGGTAGCAGTACGGCGGCGCCGGTGGCGACCACGGCTGCGCTGTCTGGCGGCAGTGATGGCGCGAGCGGGGTGGGGGCGACGCAGTTGATCGGCGCGGACGGGGTGTCGCGCAGCGGGATGTATGCGCTGCGGGCTACCGGCACCAGCGTGGCGATGCTGGCGGATGGCGATGCCTCGACGAGCTGGCCGGCGCAGATTGCCTATGGCTTGTCCGAGGGCACCTATATGATCATGGTGACGCCGGCGGGCGATACCATCGCCAATGCGGTGGCGACCAAGGCCAGCGCCGGGATCGATTCCTATGCCGCCAAGCTGCTGTTTGGCGACTGGTGCTATTTCAACGATACGGTGAATGGCCAGATCCGGCTGATTTCGCCGCAGGGGTTTGTCGCCGGGCTGTTGTCGGCGCTGTCGCCGGCGGAATCGGGGCTGAACAAGCAGTTGGTGGGGATCGTTGCGACGCAGAAGTCCAACGCCAACAGCGTCTATTCGAATGCCGATTTGCAGACGCTGGCGCAGGCAGGGTTCGACGTGGTGGCCAATCCATGCCCTGGCGGGACCTATTTCGGGGCACGCATTGGGCGCAATACGTCGTCGAACCAGGTGATCAATGGCGACAACTATCCGCGGCTGACCAATTACATTGCCTATACGCTGAACACCGCGATGGGGCTGTATGTCGGCCGGCTGCAAAGCCAAAGCCTGCGCAACCAGGCGATGGGGACGATCAATGCCTTTCTGGCGGCGATGCAGCAGCAGGGGATGATCGGCGATGTGTCCAATCCGACCAAGCAGCCGTTTTCGGTCCAGCTCAACGCCGCTAACAACCCGCCGGCGCGGGTGGCGCTGGGGTATATGCAGGTGGATGTGCGCGTCACTTACCTGAGCGTGGTGACGGTGTTGCTGATCAATGTCGAGGGTGGGCAGTCGGTTTCGGTGAATGTGGGGGCGACGACGCCGGGGTCTTAGGCCGCTGCTGATGGGGGTTGGTGGGGCTCTTTGTTCGTTATTTTTGCTTCGGGGATAGGCCCCACCCCCAACCCCCTCCCCTGAAGGGGAGGGG